GTGGTGGTAGTGGTTCGACGTACATGCTGGCCGTCCGGTACAAGAACAGCACAATGAAGGGACCATGGGCAGCGACGGCCGGGGCTGACAGTACACACATCACCATCAATGCTCCTGACTGGCCGTCGGACATGCCGTTCGATGGTATCAATGAAGTGCCCATATTCTTCTTTGGACCGACGAGTGACGACATGGTGGGATACCTTGCGCGCTTGATTGGTATTGCACCCAATACGGACGACACAGTCCAACTCACATTCTGCAATTACAACCCGGCGGTGTACTCATTCGATGTGTATGATCCACCGGCTCCCGGCAACAACCAGGGATCCCTGCCGCCCCCGAGTGACCTGCCCGTTGTGACCGGGTTGATGGTCACGCCCTCACCATTCATTGACACACAGGCGATTGCTTCATGGCGCCCCACACCCCAGGCTACCAGCTACCTCCTGCAACAAAGCTATGATGGTGAGACGTGGACTACGATCAACGCGAATGACAACAAGGCGACTTCAGTGTCGTTCTCAGTCGTCCCTCAATTCCTTTATGTGAGGGTAGCGGCGATCAACAGCGGCCAGGGACCATTCGATTACTGGTTTGGCGACGCACCGACACCCATACCCCCGGTGCCGTCTGGGTTCACAGCAGTTGCCGGTATCGGCAAGTCGATCAACCTTTCGTGGAACCCGCTCGTGTCATCGCAGAGTTTGTTCTACGCCATTTACCGCAACACGGTAAACAACTTCTCAACGGCGACCGAGATTGCGACCGTGTTCCTGGGCAACACGTACATTGACGCTCCGCTGACACCGTTAACCCAGTACTTTTACTGGATCGAAGCAGTCAACTACGCCAGTGTGGCCAGCGGGCCCAGCGCAGTCGTTTCAGCGATCACTGTAAATTCTCCGCCTGATCCCAATACTCCTGCTGCTCCCGCTGCAGCTAGCGTGACTGCTGGTGTCAACACGGGTACCGATGGAACTGTGTTGGCGTTCTTCGATGTTACTGTGCCAGGACCAGCGGCAGGAGTTGTGATGGTCCAAGTCCAATACAAGTTGCACAGCGCTGGGTCGACGGGGTGGATGGTAGCTGCTGAATGCAAGACAGCTTCGATTGTCAGGATATCTGATGTGCTCACTGGCACGCTGTACGACATACAGACAGTTGCGTTCGACGCGTACTACACAGCATCCTCACCGACAGTAGCTTCGGGCAATCCGTTTTCTGTAACCAAGGGAACTTCACCGACTCAACCAACTGCCATCACCGGACACATGCCCAGTGCTGCGTATCCCGTGTCTCCCGCATTCTTACCGGGTACACAGGTGCAGTTGTTTGCTGGTATGGTGACATTCTTGCAGGCCACCGACACCGACATTGCGGGGTATCAATATGGCATAGGAGGCACAAGCTTCCCCGTCACGATACCAGGTGGTGCCAGTGTCAACCAGTTCCCAGTTTATACGGCGGTGCTCAGCGGTGGCCAGCATGTGTTCATGCGGTCGTACAACTCGTCCGGTGTTTATTCGAGCTGGGTGGATTCAGGCATCGAGCTCAACACCTTTGTGTATCTGCTCACGGGTACCATGGCATCACAGGACACCAACTCAACTCAGGTCAGCAGCATCACAACCGGCAATGGTGGTGGCAGCAATGTTGCGATAACAGCCCGAGCCCCGTTCAACTCAGTGGTGACATTGGCCGGAGGGATGGCGTCTGAGACGTTTTATATACCGATATCCGGACAGGGATTCACCACCAAGCCAGACGGGACTGCGGGACCAATAAACGTGTCGTCCGACTTAACATTGGGAGCAGTCTACAACTGGGATGACTCGGGTAACTCTTCGACTCAGGCTGCTGTTGAAGTCGCCAAGTTTGGCGGTGGTAACACATCTGCGGGTCCTGTGCGACTCATCGGTGAGTTCATAGCCTACTAATTTATGGCCCTAATCAAAACAATAGCACTACCCAACGGATCAACCGGCAACTACATGCGAATTGGCACCGTCCAGATGGATGTGGTCCGCAAATACGCTTCCGGTAACCTGCACCTTCACACTTCAAAGGCCTGGCGCCTTAGCAATCCCACCGCGCTGTTGCTCCCAGAGATGGGAAAGATTCGCTTGAGGGACGCCATGTTCGACCGGTTCTTCAGCGCTGCTGTGATCAATGGGACTGTGTCAACGGGTGATCTTCCAACAAACCATTTTGCTCAGTTGTACGCAGCATTCCACTACGCGTTCACAATACTAAATCCAGACAAGACGGTCCATCCGTTGTGTCATGTGATTTCTGACTATGACCTTAGCGGAGCAGCTGATGACATTTGATTTCCCGGATGCGACGCGTCCGGGGGTTTAGGGTGTGTGGTTAGGTGGGGGCCGGTCCCCTTGGGTGGGGGACCGGCCCTTTGCTTTACACAGGTCAGAGCCTCACGACCTTGCCCCGCATAAATTCTTTGGCGTGGGTCACCAGGATGAACTCGGCCTTAAGCTCTTCGGCCAGTTGATCGAGCATCGATGCAACCCGAGGACGGTATTCCTCGCTGAGCATCTTGAAGGGTTCGTCCAAAATGAGCAACTTCCTGTGCTTGGGCTTCGACAGCATCAGGCACGCAAGACGCAACGCGAACGCAGCCACGTCAACAACTCCCCCACCAGATGCGGTCATGGGATCAACCTCCTTGCCCTCACGTTCAAATACCATGCGGGCTTCAGTAGACCCGCGCTTGCGGTCAAAGTGGATCCTGAACACGTAGGGTTCCTCAAACACCGTTTCCAAGCATCGTGACACGACTGCATCCAGTTTGAGGTGTGCTTGCTGCTGTACGGCCTGAGCGACTGTTTGAAGGATGACCGCAGCCTTCTCGGCATTCACAAGATCAAGCTTAGTCTGTGAGATGGCATCCTCCTCGTTCTCGACGTTGGAAATTGCGTTGCGGCGATCAGCCAACAAAGCATCCACCCTCCGTCTCAACTCACTTGTGTTTCGCCTTGTACTCATCTAGTGCACGGTCCAGTTTCCGTTTCGCCTTGTCCTCAGCCTCCTTCAGTTCGTCGAGCAGGACCCGGGCCTCCTTCAGCGTCTTGCACCCAAAGTCCTTGGCGATCTGTTTCTTGGTCTCATCGTAAACGCCCGTGAGACGGTCAGCCTCGCTGCGCTTGCGGTCGAGTTCGTCCTTGAGAGCAGTAACGTCAGCTAAGTTCATTCTGGATTATCTTCACGATGATTTCCTTAACCGGTTTTGGCACCTCGTGCGTCTCGACGTACATGGCGACTGCGTCCACATAATCCAACCCCGTCGACCCCAGCTCCTCTAGCTGGGACACTAGGTTTCGGATGTCACCCGAGTTGAGTGCTTCGGCGGCCTTAATGTTTTCCATGTCACCCCATGCTGTTTGAACGTCTTGGTGCTCAAGGTGGACATCGCCATCACTCATGAGGACACCGAAGTGGGGACTGATGCTGCGCTCATCTGACTTGCGAAGGAAGAACGTACCGTGGTTAAACACGATTGTCTGACCCGCAGCACCAACGAACGGTCTGTGATTGTCACCAAACAAGGCGGTATCGTACCCCTTCAATCGGGTGCGCCAGTTGTCCAGCTTCGATTCCTTCGAAGCCCCGGGATATCCAGCCTGTGGTCGCCATATGAATGAGTGGATTACTGCGAGGTGCAGGCCCCGGTCAACCGATGGATTGGGTGTGACCTCTTTGCCCCAAGGAAACGCATGGACGAAAAGGTCTGGGTAATTGCCGGGTGAGGGGAATATGGTGGGGATCCCTGGTTCCAGGTGGTGTATGATCTTCGCTTTGACCAGCGTCCAATACGCTGAGCGCTGAATGTCGTCATAATTGTGCAGCGGCAGGTCATGTTGTCCTGGAATGGCGTGCATCTCGGGCAAATAATCCATGGCGAAGTTGATCAACTCGGGCGCCGCCTTCCAGTGATCGAACACATCACCGGCACATATGATGGGCACATCGAGCTCCCTGGCACGTGCCCGCAGTTGACCGAACGCTTGCGCCATGTGTTTCGTCCAGCTCTTTTCATTGCGAGCGACGGGGGTCTCAAGCTGCAGGTGCAAGTCGGACACGAGCAATGCTAACGGGACGGGGTCAGGTTTGTGGGTCATAATTTTCCCTTTCCTAGGCAAAGCGGACATGTGTGCCCGCCCACTTTCTTGTGGTAATGTTCATGTGCATCCTCATATAGTCGCACCGCCTTGTCCCTGTCATTTCGGCATCGCTCCCACCGGGCGATCCTTTCGTCAAGGCGCTCCCTGGCCTGCTGTGCTTGTGCATGACGCGTACTGCATTCCAGAACGTCGCCAAGTGCGTCAGATTCGTCAGAAAGTGCATGGATTTGAGTGCGGTTGCTGTCAGCCCTCCAAACCAAATTGGCAAGCTGCTCATAGCGAGCGGAAGCCTTGTCGAAAGCGTCCTCCAGTTCTTCGACCTTCACAAGGTCGGCATCCATCTCCTTGACGTGTTTCAACCGATCCACGGCGATCTTTGCCGCGTCAAGGCGCTCTTCAATCACAACGATCTTTGTCTTGGTTGTCCGCACAAGGGACGACACCTTTGAAATGGATTCATCGATCACGCTCAGGTCCACAATCTTGTTGAGTTGCCTGCCAATCTCAGCCTTGTTGCGAATTGAGAACCAGAACGGGGCGTCGTACTGAGTTTGGAGGTTGATGTCGCCGACCTTCAGCAGCTTCCTGATCTCGTCGGGTACGTCCGTTGAGAACGCTTTGAACACCTTCCCGTCCAAGGCGTAGGAGTTCTCACCCTTGCCCCGGACGCGGGTGATCGTTCGGCCATCCACCTTCACGTCGACTTGGGTGCGCGTCTCACCCCAAGTGATGAAGTCATCCCCTGACGGTGAGTTGGTGAACACCCAGGTGAGTGCCCTGATCACCGAGCTTTTGCCCACATCAGTGGAGCCGATGATCGTGGTGACCTTGGGATCAAAGCGAACGACCAACCGCTTGTGCCGTTGGAAGTTCAGTAGTCGGACAGCTTCAATCATATGCGCCCGAGTTTTTGTCTGCCAACCGCAGTGGGTCAAGGATGGGGTCAGGTGGCGGTTGCTTTTCTCGGGCTGCGGCTTCGTCCCATCGCTTTTGCTTTTCGGTTCGCTTGCGTGACGCGAACGCTTGGCACTCCTTTATGACCGCAGGGTCAACGCCCCTGAGATGCTGTGGCAGGTCACCTGCGTTCCCTCCCTGCCTGAAGTGCCACGATATTGCCATCTTTACCTGGCGTGTGGCTGGTACTGTTTTCATGGTCTCCAGAAATATGTGTCGGGGTCACCGACGCGCGGTTGAAACCCCAGCTTTTTGTAGAACTTGCGAAGGTCACCGGGGCGGTCGGATGTGGGCAGCATTGTCACCATCAACCACCGTGCCCCGCGCTTGCGTGCGATGTCTTGAATGTGTCGCACAGCGGCCGAACCCAGGCCCTTGTTGCGAAACTCATCCTCCACGACGAGTGTTTCCAGGCACATCGTATGCTGAGTCTGTGAGATCAGCAGCATCCTGATGCCTTCGAGTCCTTTGATCTGTTCAATATCACCGTCTTTCATGCTATTATTATCGACCTGGTAGCAAGGACTTACATAGGAATCAGCCATTGACACATCCCGGTGTCGGAATGAGGATTTAGGTAGCCGATAACCGGCGATAAAACAATGAACAACAACACAATAGCATCGTTGGTCCACCCTGTGGATCCGCGCAAGCTCGACGAGGGAGATGTCTTCCTCTGGTACGGAAAGGAACACACGGTCATCAAGACGCTCGACGGTGGGAACGGCACACATGTCGTTTGGACCGATAGGGGCGGTGATTTCCGTTTCAATCGAAACAGCCCGAAGGTCGAAGTCGTCCTATAAGGCCACACATCAACAACCCACAAATGGAAAAACCATGAACGAAGTAAAATTCCACATCGCACTATCGTACACAGCGGGACAATTCCTGATGTGCTACGGTCCAACAAAAGAGGAAAACGAGTGGACGACTGACATCAAGAAGGCGTTCAAGCTGACATACAAGCAGCTCGACGCTCGCCTTCCGGTCGTTCGCAAGCATTTCCCAACCGCAGTATGGGTCGAAGCTAAGTAAACTAACCCCAACATGAAACACACACCCAGGTTGAGGCTCAACCGCATTGCGACGGCCTCACACCGCACAAAGCCAATCGAGCGCGTCACGTCGATTGAAGAAGATGTCCAGCAATACAAGCGCGGGTTGCACGTCGATCCCGCCGTCCCATTCGGGACCAACCTAGTCATTCTATTCAACAAGGAATATGTCGACTTCGTCCGCAAGGAAGGGGTCAACTACATCCCCGTTGAGTGGCCCGGGCAGGCAACGCATAAGCTTGTGCCCACATCGTGGAACAACAAGCCAACGCGAGCCATGCCCATATCGTCATACGCGCTGAGCGTCTGCGCCCAGCCGATGAAGATAAGGCACAAGCAAACCGGACTCATCATACGCAAGTGCATCCCGAAGTTCGGACCCGCCTGGAAGGTCACGTATGAAATCGGAGGCAAGCGCAACGTGCTTCGCTTCCTGATTCACGCGACCAAGGCGAAGGTGCCGAAGCGTGCAATCGACAAACTGACGAGCGAGGAATGCGACCAGCTCTACAATCAAATCGTGCGTGCGAGCCGTTTGCGCCGTGCGCTGAAAGGCCGCAAGGCTTGACGCGCATGTTATATTGGCGCCGCACGTTGGGGAGGCATTAAGGGGTTAGTGCCCGCTCGACACTTGCCGCATCCGAAAGGGTGCGGCATTTTTCGGCCTAAAAACAAAGGCTTGTTGGTGAAGCTTTGCCTAGTGTATTATACGCAACAGTCAGCGCCACCCCGGCGCAGTCCAGTTCAACCATGACAGCGTTAACTCCATGTATTCAGCCTCCTTGCAGCAGGATGCCATTGCCGAAACATACGCAGACCTGCGTCTGCTCGTTTACCAGCTAACCCACCGATTTGCCCGACGGTATCACATCGAATTTGAAGACCTGATCAGCGAGTCACACGTCATCTTTGTGAAGGCGTGTCAGCGTTACGATCCCACCGGCGGGATGTCGATCTCGTCCTGGGTGTATTCCAAGTTGTGGTGGGGGTTGATCGACCACATGAAGCGTGAGATGCGGCACCACCTTGCCCATCGCCATGAGAACATCGATGACCACCAGCACATCGAGTCCGGTCGCGAAGCTCCAGACTTCCTGATTGGCGTCCGCAATGAGTTGAACTTCGACGCGTCGGCGATCATAAGCCTGATTGTGAACGCGAACAACGATCTCGCCATCGTGTGCAAATGGAACAACGTCAGGCGCAAGGGCGGATTCAAGAAGGCGATCAAAGAGCACCTGTACGACATGGGATGGACACGCGAGGAGGTTAAGCAAAGCTTCAAGGACATCGCTGCAGTAATCAGCGACCGAAATGCCGAGCGACCGAAACCGGTCAAGGTGTTCGACATCGACCGGGTAAGGATGACGAAAGAGGACTGGTGGTTGCATCGCAACATCGGTCTGACAGCTGAACGCGTCCGCGAATTGCTCGCGTGACACCGCTCAAACCATATCAGTTGGTCGGAGCAAAGGAGCTCCGACGCGCCAATGGCGTCGACCTTGTAGCCGACGAGATGGGCCTAGGGAAGACCCTGATGGTCCTTTACTGGTGCTTCAAGATGCGCCGCACGCGACCGGTGATCATCGTATGCCCCGCACATTTGAAATGGGTATGGGAACGCGAAGCCCTCCACCACCTTGACATGGCATCGGAGGTCCTGTCAGGGCGCAAACCACCCAAGATCAGGCAGCAGCTTGCGAACTGCCACGCGCCTATCCTGATCATCAACTATGAAATCCTCACGCATTGGGTTGACTACCTGATCCTATTGGATCCGCAGGTCGTGGTGTTCGATGAGAGCCACTACATATGCAATCGTCTCAGCCAGAGGTACCTTGCATTGGAAAGGCTGTGTGTCGAAGCGAGGATCCCACACAGGATTGCAATGTCGGGGACGCCGTTGACGAACCGGCCGGCTGACCTTTGGACAGTGATCCATTTACTGTGGCCGAAGGAGTTTCCCAACTTCAGCGAGTATGCGTTCTACTATTGCAAACCGAAGCGTATGCACGGCAAGTGGACGTTCTCAGGTGCCGTTCACCTGGATGAATTGCACGCGCATCTGAAGCGCCTGGGCATGATCAGGCGACTTAAGAAGGATGTCGCACCTGAGCTGGGGATGAAGGAGCGCGTGGTCGTGCCCGTCGAAATAATGGAGCGGGATGAGTATGAGTTTGCACGCAGCGACTTCTTCACCTGGTTGAGGAACAAGTCGCCGAGCCGGGCCAAGCGAGCAGCAAAGAACATCGCATTGACTCGGGTGGGTTACCTCCTGCGGTTGGTGGCGAAACTCAAGCGGTTTGAGGTGCTGAAGTGGATCACCAATTTCCTGGAAGCGTCGGACGAGAAGCTGGTGATATTCTCATGCCACACACGGTTGATTGAGTGGGTGATCGACCACAACCCCAAGATATGCGTCCGAATCGACGGGCAGGTGACTGGGTTGAAGCGTCGCCAAGCGGTTGATGATTTCCAGGAGCGCTCAAGGATCCGGTTGGCGGTGTGCAATCCCAAGGCGGCTGGTGTCGGCCTGACCCTGACGGCTGCGAGCAACGTCCTATACACCGACTTCCCTTGGACGCCCGGCATCGTGAAGCAGGGGGAGGACAGGATTCATCGAATCGGTCAGACAAAGCAATGTTTCATCTGGATGCTTGCTGCGCGGAACACGATTGAAGAACGACTGTGCGAGCTGCTCACCGAGAAACAAAGTATTTTAGACCAGGTGCTGGATGGCGATAATGTTAAGAACGATCTTGATATATTTCAGGAATTACTCCGTAGCTCAAAACACAAATGATTAACTTCAGTTTCCAGGCGCCTGGTCCAACTGTCATTGAAAGGAGAGACATAATCCTTGTTAATGGGGAGATGTGCCGGGTGCTTATTGTTTCTGAGGATGATGATGGTTTCGCCCACTACACATGCAGAGTTGTCGGCAAACACATTAAGGAAAAACCAGTCGAAAGATTTGAAGGAATAACAATCGACGAACTTTTACACGAACCGCTACTATGAAAACTAAGATACCAAGGGGGAACACGGCGATCAACCTCCGCAACCTCGACAACACACTGCACGCCGCGTTTAAGGGCGAGTGTGCCAGGCGAAACAGATCAATGACTGGCATTGTCCTGGCACTGATGCGCGACGTGACACAAGCGCCCGGGACCAGGACGGTCATCGACCTCGGTCGGCTCTCACGGACATACCCTAATCCCAAGTGACCTTTACCGAAATCTTGGCAAGCTACGGCGTGCCATATTTGACGGAGGGTCACTCGCATTGCCGACCGGGCTGGGTGCAGTTCGATTGTCCCTACTGCTCGCGCAGCATGGGGTACTACCGCATGGGGTACTCAATCGAACGCAACGTGTGTTCGTGCTGGCATTGCAGGGGTCACCGAGCGATTGACACCCTCATGGAACTAACGGGCGAGCCGTTCAAGGTCATAAAGGGCCTGCTGGGTGATTTAGACCGCGACCACATCAAACAGAACGTCAAGGATGTGCGTGGCAAACTGAAGCTGCCCCGGTCACGGCCGCTTGCCAAAGCACATATCGAATATCTGCAGGACCGAAAGTTCGACCCCGTTGAACTGGCGAAGGTGTGGGACTTGACCGGGATCGACATGATGGGATGGTTCACGGCGCCAAGCGGCAAGAAGATGAACCTTGCATGGCGCATCCTGATTCCTATTTACTTCAAGGGAGAGGTGGTCAGCTGGACCACGCGCACGATTTCCGAACGAGTTAGCCTTCGGTACATATCAGCACCCGCGGATTGCGAAGTGATCAACCACAAGCACCTAATTGGTGGGGAAGACAAGATTCGCCACGCTGTATGCGTTGTAGAGGGACCGTTCGACATGATGCGAATTGGTCCCGGGGCAGCGTGTACCTTCGGGGTTGGTTTCAGCACAGCGCAGGTCAACCGCCTTGCACGCTTCTCGGTGCGAGGGGTGTGCTTCGACAATGAACCCGCTGCACAGGAGCGCGCCCATGAGCTCGTTGACATGCTCAGCGCGTTCCCCGGCAAGACGTACAACATTCAGATTGACGCAAAGGATCCGGGGTCAGCCCCACCATCCGAAATCAGAGCAATTCGCAACGCATTAGGACTATGAAATTAACCGACTTTGTAAAAGACCTTGGACGCTGTGTCGTCCTGTTCCCAGGGCTGTCAAAAGCCATTGGCCGTGAAGAATCCATATTCATTTGCCAGATGCTTTATTGGACAAGTGATCACACAGCATGGGTATGGAAAACCGCTGAGCAGATTGACAACGAAACTGACCTGAGTCCGCGTGAACAAAGGCGGGTTCGGGTCAATCTTGTGCGTCTGGGACTGTTGAAGGAGAAGGAAATTAAGAGCGAACATCGAATCTATTTCAAGGTGATTACGGATCGACTGAATGAGATATGGGCGACTCACGCTGCGTCACTAGGCGACTCGCGTAGCGTTAGTCACCGTCTCGCGCTACGCGAGTCGCCTCCCTCGGGGAAATCACGCCAGAGTACTACACTAGATGAAAGCACTAACCCGCCCGCTGGCGCGGGCCTTGTGGGTGATCGATCTTTTGAAGACAAATGCGTCACCAAGCTGCACAAGGTTGTGCTGGACCGGACTAGGATAAACAAAGACACCCGTACATGGCGCAAGGTATTCGTCAACATGCAGAGGTTTGACATGATCACCCAGACTCGCATCAAAGCCGCCCTGATTTGGTATAGGGACCACGCTGGGGAGAAGTATATTCCTGTGATTGACGACGCCCAATCCTTTCGCCGCAAGTTCGCCTCTGTCGAACGTGCGATGGGTGGTCCCGAGGAGGGTGACCTGCCAATGGGCAAGGGCTTTGACAGCGTGAACTGATAACGGGTCGACTACATCAACACATGCGAATCGAACGCGTCAGCGGCAAAGAGGAACGCCGCATAGTAATTGGGATGATTGTGGACCCCCTTGTCTGTGGGCGCATAGCCACGAAATGGGAACGCAACCTGTTCCAATCGAAATGGGCAAACATCGTCGGTGAACTGTGCGTCAAATACCACACGCAATACGGCAAGGCCCCGGGCAAGGCGATAGAGGGAATGTTCGACGCATGGTCAACTGAAGCACGCGACAAGGACACGGTTGAACTCGTCGACCGATTCCTTGGTGGGTTGAGTGACGAGTACGAAGACCTTGCCAGCGAAACCAACTCGGGATACCTGATCGATGTCGCTGAGAAACACTTCACGCGAAACAAACTGAAGCGACTGTCCGCGAATGTTGACGGTGACATTGACGCGGGGGATGTTGATAAGGCGCTGCGACGTGTCCGTGAGTTTGCCGCTGTTGAGATGGGCAACGGTGCGGGCATCGATGTGCTGCAGGACGTGCAAGCACTTGAGCGGGCGTTCGCCGAAAAGTCGGAGCCCCTATTCACGATGCCCGGCGCACTCAATGAGTTCTTTGGCAACTCACTGACACGGGAAGGATTCCTGGCATTCCTTGCGCCTGAGAAACGCGGCAAGACCTGGTGGCTCTGTGAAATGGCATGGCGTGCCATGCTGCACCGCTTGCGCGTCGCGTTCTTCAGTGTCGGCGATGAGAGCCAAGAGGAGATGATGATGCGCTTCTGCATCCGTGCGGCAAAGTGGCCCATGTATCCCAAGACCCTGCTCATACCCAAGCACATCCGGCGGGGCAAGGATGACCCCGAGGTTGAGACCATGGAACGCGTGTTCGAGAAGGGACTGTCCTTCCAACGCGGTGCGGCTGCGTTCTATGAGACGATGCGTTACAAAATCAAATCGAAGCGCTCGTTCCTTCGCCTCGCTGTATATCCCAACTCGTCACTGACGGTCAGTGGGATCGATGACCAATTGAAGGTGTGGGAACAGGACGACTGGGTGCCCGATGTGATCATAACCGACTACATGGACATCCTGCTCGAGTCGGGGGCTGGGGATGAGCACCGCCAGCGCATCAACCAGACGTGGAAGGACATGCGGGGACTCACACAACGATGGCACGCGCTGGGGATATCAGCCACGCAGGCTGACGCAGCCAGTTATGACAAGCACACGATGGGACCCAGCAACTTCAGCGAGGACAAGCGCAAGCTCGCGCACGTCACCGGGATGGTGGGCATCAATCAGACGTTTTCCGAAAAGGACAAAGGGATCATGCGACTGAATTGGATTGTCCGACGTGGTGCGGGCTACAATTCCCGGAAGACGTGCATCGTCGCCGGTAATTTGGAGGTCGGAAACCCGTGCATTGTGAGCTGTGGTTAAGTCCTTGTCCGCCAACGGACTTAGGATTGTGTGGTTTCCGGGGAAATTGATTGCAGATTCCTCCTGGATCCCCGACTATATCCATTGTAAGGAAACGTCAGGATTAACAAAACCACAAAACCACACACGCATATGAAGATCACAATGGCGCAAGCCATCGCATTGTTCACCGGCCTTGGCTTCGCCACCGCCGACAAATGGAATGCCGAGCGCATGAACCTGAAGCTCGACAAGCTGTCCAAAATCATCGATGACCCGGACGAGGTCGATCCGGCGGTGATCGAGGACAAGGCCACCCGCAAGCTGTTCGACAAGATCAAAGCCGAGTTCAAGGACGACGGCAAGGTCACCGTCGAAGAGGAGGAGGCTGAGAAGCCCGCCGCGAAGGAAGAGGCCGCCGAGGAAAAGCCCGCCAAGAAGAAGTCGTCCCTCGCGGACGATGACGACGAGGCCCCGGCGAAGGCCGACAAGAAGGCTGACAAGGCCGAGAAGTCGGAAAAGCCCGCCAAGGTGAAGAAGGCCGCGGGCGGCAAGAAGGACGAACACGGGTTCCGCGAAGGCAGCGCAATCTCGCGCATCGCCGCCGCGATGACCAACAAGCCCCAGTCGCATGGCGAGATCATGAAGTCCGCCAAGCACGATGGGACGAACTACGAGGCGCTCGCAAAGCTCGTCAAAGCCAAGATCGCCGTGCGCGTCGAGGCGAAGGACGGCAGCAACGCCTGGAAGCTCGCCTGATCGACCAGGGCAGCGAACAAGAAACGGCGGCCGATTGTGGTCGCCGTTTTTTTGGGCCCGTCGATAATAGTGCATGATGAAACAGCCCACTGACAGGTTTATTGATTTCGGGACAGGCATGACGAAAGGCAAGAGCGTCGAGACGCTTGCCAAGTCCCGGCGCGGGTACAACGAGCTCATTGCCCACTTCGGTGGCAAGATCGGCCTGCTGCCGTCATCGGTCATGCTCGCTGCGCGTGCGAAGCCGAAGGACATAGCGCAAATGGACGCCGAGGGGACCAAGCGGTCGTACAAGGCCACGTCATCGCTCGAGACGAACCCCGAACTGCGCAAGCTGTCCAAAAAGGTCCAGCAGATGCACAGTATCAGTGGCAAGGGGGCTGCCCGGGGCGCCCTATCGATATTCTGGCAGGATGTTGGTCGGTCGATGGTGCTGTTCTACACCAAACCTGGCGACGTGGTGGTTGACCCGTTTGCAGGGCACAACAGCCGGATGGATATGTGCGTCAAGGCGGGGCGCCATTACATGGGCAACGATCTGTCCCATGAGTTCTCGAAATACAACTTCAAGCGGGCTGATGAACTCAGGAAGCTTTACCCCGACATCAAGATCAAGATTACGGAGGGCGACTCACGTGTCCTGCCGTTCAAGGACGAGGTTGGGGACTTCACGATCACGTCGCCACCGTACTGGGACATTGAGTACTACGGTGACGAGAAGGAACAACTCGGCAACGGCACATATGAGGAGTTCTTGGATGGTCTGCAACTTGTGTTCAACGAGAACTTCCGTTGCCTGAAACCCGGTGCGATATCCCAGTGGTTCGTGAATGACTTCCGCAAGGGTGGGAAGTTCTATTCATACCACAGCGACTGCATCCGGCTGGCCAAGCGTGCGGGATTTATCCAACGGGACATGCTCATCGTTGACCTGGGACGCGGCTTCCGAGACGTGTTCATCAACGAGACCATCCTGACACGCATCCTGCCAAAGCGCCATGAGTACGGCATCGTTTTCGAGAAACCACTAAAATAATTACCATGTCCACAAAGACCATCGATAGGGAAACGCTGATTCAGCAACTCGAGTCCGTACAACCCGGGCTCTCACAATCGGCACGCGAGTCGGTCGAACAGTCATCCTGCTATGTTTTCAAAGGTGGCAAGGTGATGACGTTCAATGACGAGATCGCTTGCACCCAGGAGTGTGACATCGGCGGCGCTGAGGGTGCCGTGGCGTCAAAGGTGCTGCTGGAAATCCTGCACAAGCTGGGGGAGGACGAATTGGAGGTCTCGACGACCGACGCAGAGCTGCTGTTCAAGGGAAAGAACGGCCGCAAGATCGCCATCACCCGGGAGGCTGATTGCCTCCTGCCCATCGATGACGTTGAGCAACCGACCAAGTTTGTTGCGTTGCCCGAGGAGTTCTTGGACGCCATCAAGATGGCACGTGACTGCACGTCGGCCGACGACTCACAGTTCCAACTGACGTGCATTAGCATCACTCCCGACTACATTGAAGCTTGCGACAACACGCAGTACATCCGAATCACTGTGGATACCAAGGTGAAGTCACCGATCATGGTGCGGCGTGACTCGATCAAATACATAGTAGACTTGGGCATGTCGAAGTTCTGCGAGACCGAAACGTGGATCCATTTCAAGAACCCCAAGGGACTCATGCTGTCATGCCGGCGGTTCGTTGACGAGTACCCCGACTTCTCAAAGCTGCTCAAGGTGAAGGGCACGGCGATCACCCTGCCCAAGGGCCTTGGCGCTGCAGCTGACAAGGCGGCCGTGTTTGCAACCGACACGACTGAGGATCCCAAGGTGCTCATTGAACTGCGCCAGGGAAAGCTACGAATCAAAGGCAAGGGCAACTCGGGATGGTACTCCGAAATCAAGCAGGTCAATTATGAAGGCGACCCCTTGTCATTCAGGATTGCTCCCGGGCTCCTCATTGACATCACCAAGAAATATAATGCCGCTGAAATCACGGTGGGACGATTGAAGGTCGACGGAGGCAAGTGGACGTATGTGAGCTGCTTGGTCCCGGTTGAGGGCTGAGCGATGGATCATTCTGGCAGAGATCACGCTTGCCGGTTCGAGGACGTTGAGCATGAAGTCCTGAGTGAGATTACTACGTTCTCGCCTGACGACGAGTTTTACCGGGTACTTGAATCAATAAAATGGTACATGTATTCAAATCAACACGATGACTTCGTGGTGCCGATATGAGCGAAGGCTTCTTCCCCAAGTCGGTTCTGCTGGCCAAGCAACCGCAGAGCCTCCTGCCCAAATGTGGGGCCTGCGGCCTATACAAGGGCTGTGAGTCGCCCAAGATGCCGTGGTCGGGCAAGGGTGAACGCAAAATCCTGATTGTCGGGGAGGCCCCGGGTGAGCAGGAGGACCGAGACAATCTGCAGTTCGTCGGCAAGACGGGCCAGGATCTTGAGGACAAGCTGGACGAAATCGGCATTGAGATGCGCCGTGACTGTTGGCTGACCAACGCGCTCATATGCCGACCGCCTGACAACAAGATTGAGAAGGAGGCCATGGTCGATTACTGCCGACCGAACCTGACGCGCACCATCAGGGAGCTGAAACCGAACGTGGTGATCCTGTTAGGAGGACGTGCCGTTCACTCATTGATTGGTGGCGTGTGGAAGGAAAATCCTGGCGCAATCACGCGATGGGTGGGATGGAACATCCCTGATCAAAGCATAAACGCATGGGTGTGCCCCACATACCACCCATCCTATCTGTTGCGCGAGCATGATCCGATCAAAGACCGGTTGTTCATGCAGCACTTGCGGGTAGCTGTCGCGCATGATGACAGGCCCTGGGAGGTTGTGCCTGACTGGGAAAGCCACGTTGAAGTCATCCAGGATTCAGACGAGGCTGCCAAAATCATTCGCGAGTACTTCCTGGTGAATGGAGGGGACCTGGCGTTCGACTATGAAAACAACTGTCTTAAACCAGAAACCGAAGGTGCAGAAATCCTGTGTGCATCCATTTCTGACGGTAAGAGGACAATCGCTTATCCGTGGCACGGTAAGGCCATCGAAGCGACCTGGGAGTTACTCGATTCGGATATCTGCTATTTCATCATGTCGAATCTCAAGCACGAGAACCGGTGGACTGTGTTCTTCGGTCACCGGATAAGGCACTTCGCTTGGGACACGATGATTGCGGCCCACACGCTCGACAATCGGCAGGAGGTGTCAGGT